CAATTGAGTTGTAAGCCATTAAATTACCAAATGGGTCTGTTATTGGTGTTGAGCTTGTTATTTCAAATACTGTTGGCGTATCATTTGGATAGTTCAACTCTATCCAAATTGGATTGTTGGAGTTATCTCTAATATTAGTTACTTTTTCTCTGTATGTTAATCTTGTTTCTGTTCTAATTTCAATAGTCTGGTTATCTACATACTTAACAGATATTGCTCTATTGTCTCCACCCCTACTTGTGGCAGAGTTGGTTATTATTCCTTTTGCAAAACAAGGTATAGTTCTTTGGTATATCCAAGACTTTTTAATTGCTCCAGTATTTGGATCTTGATAGTCTTCTTGAGCATAAACATCTATTTTCATGCTAAGAATAGAGTCTACGATTCTGTTCATTATATCAAAACCATTGTGCTTAGGACATACCCTGACAAAAGCTGATCAGCGTAATTGTTTCCAGTTCCGCTAAATGTTGCAGTATCATATTCAAACTGCCAGTCAAATGTCTGTATACTCTTTAAGTACTTGTTTCTCCAGTCTTTATCCTTAGAGAAAAAATCTTTCATTAGCTCTATTGTTGCTAATTGAACTTCATGTGGGACCTCATCCCAACCATATCTTCCTTCGATTCTGTAAGCTCCTCCATTTACAAAAGAGCCATTACCGTAATCATTAATGCTTGGAGGTATCATTCCGTTTGCTGTATATACTACATTGTCTAGTAATCCAGACTTGTTTACCTTTATGCCAAAACCACTGGAAGATATTTCTACTGGGACATTCCAGTTATCGATATTATTTAATCTATCTATAAGAAGTATATCGTTTAGGTGTATTGAGTGTATCTCATTTATCTTGTATGGAAGCGGAAGCACTTCTGATCCTGTAGCGTAAATTATATTTACATCGTCATACAAATAAAACTCTTGTCCAGTATAACTTTCAATAAGTTTTCTAGCATATCTTTCTGCTGCTGCTAAATCTGCAAATGTTTTGTAATTAGGATCCGACTGATCAAAGCCAAATCCCAGAGAATCTGCAGCTTCTGTTAAATCAACATATGGCTTTACTACATCAAGCAAATGCTCTTTTGTTACACTTTCTTCATCTACTTCATATTCCCAAACTAGCCTCAATGTCCTTGGTCTATCTGTTAAAGATATTGGAGGGTATACCAGATATACTCCTCTATCTGTTTCTGCCTCTTCGGCAGTTTGGGTTAGAAGTAAAGTGTTTGGATTTATAGAAGGCTCTACTGATGGATCATTTGTTACATCATAAAATTTAACAGTGGGCAAAGAGTCTGCTTGGGCTATCCCGCCCTTCCAAAATACTCTTTGCTTTACTGGTGAGTTTGTTCCTACTATAATTTCCATTTGTTGCGTTTAAGCTTAGCCGTAATATTCCTGAACTTCCTTTGGTGTGGCTAAACGAAAACCCTCCTCTTTATCAAAAATTTGTTGAGCTGAATCTTTGTGCATTGCTACAAACGGATGGATCTGAGTAAATGTGTGCCCCATAATATCATATCTATGGTTTGCTCTTGTCATCATAACCAATACTGTATCCTCTGTGCGATCTGCCTTTGGATCAAATACTGGAAGTACCTCGACCTCTTCTTTTGCATCTTCTACATCTTTAAGTGTTTTTTCATATACTGCATATGTAACACCTTCTTCTGCTAGTGCTGCAATTATATCCTGCTTGTTCTTAAGTCCGTCTGTTTCAACTGCAAACTCTTCTGCAATTGACTTTAGATCCGCGACCTTTAATGTGTCAAAAGACATTTAATACTCCTTTTTCTAGGTAAAACCATTATAGCATTGTATAATTAAAATGAAAAGCCCCCAAATTTAATTGGGGGCCTCTCTGTGATTAATTCCTAATTAGGAAGCAACCTTAACGTTCTTTACAACGACCCAAGCGTCTGCCTGCTCGATTTGAACGCCAACACGAGTATACATTGTGTACTCGATTGAGTCCTTACGTGGCCAGAAGAATCGGTAAACAGTTACGTCACGCTTAACACCAACAACAACGTTGTTAGGGAATGTTAAGTGAACATCTCCGTGTGATCCTGCAGCCTGTGCGTAATCGCCAGCCTGTGTCTCTGGAAGAAGTGGAACTTCAACGATTGGAATACCAAATGCGTATGGAGCTACATATCCTGCTGGACCTCCAAGAACTGGAACATCACCACGGATGATGCCTGAAGCAATGTCCTGTGGAGTAACGTTCTGAATGTTCTGTGAGTTTGAGTATAGGTAATCCTGGATCAAGTTTGATCCTGCAAGGAAGCGTAGGTCTGTACGACGTTGCTTGTACTTGCGTGGAAGTGCCTTAAGTGCTGAGTTAAATACAGCACGAGAAAGTCCTGCACCTGCTGCGTCTACGACGTGTGCATTTGCCTTGGCCTTCTTTACAACACCGTCAAATGCTTTGTAAAGAGCATCTGATGAAAGTGCTGTGTTACCGTTAAGTAGAACGTCTTCAATATCGTTACCAGCCTGAGTTGCCATCATACGTGCGATGTGGTCTTCTAGATCTGGACCTTCGATATTGTCTTCTAGTGACTCTGTTGAGAGCTCCCAGTCAAGACGTAGCTTCTTTGTTGTGAGAGAGATCTTTGAGAATGTGACTGCTGCGTTTGTGCCAGTGTTGTCACCTTCTGTTGCGAGCTTCATAAGCTTCTCGCCTACTCCGACTCTATCAATTTCTGTTGTGTCAGACTTCATTCTAACTGTACGTGCGACTTTTCCGATTACGGTTGCGTCGAACATATAGTCTAGGAAACGAGCTGATTGCTCTGGGTTAAGAAGACCACCGTTGCCATTTTCAGACGCAGTGTGAATGCCTTCTCCACCAGTTGTTGATGCGAAAGTACCTGTAGCTGTTGTACCAGCTGCGATTGCTTTCTCTAATGTTTCATTACTCATATTATTTCACCTACCCTAGTTAAATATTTCGTTTACGGAACCGAGGAAAGAACCGTTCCATTTTGATTTGTTTGTTGCTACTACCGCAGACCCGCCAAGGTCTGAGGACTTCTTGATTGCTGTATCGCCTTCTACGGCATCTACACGCTTTTGAACACCATCAATGGTGCCCTTTATTTCTGTTACAGCTGCACTAAGTGCGCTGTGCTTTTCTGCTAATTCTGTAATTTGAGCATTTAAGCCCTTGCTAAAAGTCTCTACAGTTTCTTTGATTTCAGAAACCTGTAATGCATTTGCCTCTGTAGCCTTGCTAAGAGTATCTGCAAAGAATCCCTTTAGGTCTACTAACATTTTTGCAAAATCAGGCTCTTGTACTTCAACTGCAGCTGACGCATCTGCGTCTACTGACTTAAAGACATCTACAGAAGCAGAGTCTGCATCTTCTGCTTGAGCAGCTGGTGCATCTTCGACGGCCTCGACGTTAGTCTCAACCATGGTCTCTTCAACGATTGCTTCGACAGCTGGTGCTTCTGCAACTGGTGTTGCTTCTACAACTACTGAATCTTCAGCTTTTACGTTTAGTTTTTCCACTTCATTACCTCCTTGTACGTTTGCCTGTTTTGCGATTGTTTGTGTTGCAGGCAACGGAACTCTTGACTTCTTAAATGAAGCAAGAACTTTATCTATCTCTTTTGATTTGTTTATGTCTGAGCTTTCAACCCATCCAATTAGCGTAGCCTCTTTACCAGTAACTGGAGATGAGTATGTCTTGTCTGTTGAGATGAAAACAGAGTCGCTATCTTCGCAATAAAAAATATTTTCTGTGACAACATCTGCTGCCATTCCTTTAAAAATAAGTTGACCATTCATTTTTTCTATTGAAATAATATTGCACATTTCATTTGCTGGTGAGTCTACAATTGAAAGTTCTACAAGGTCGTAGTCTTTAATAAATCGTACAGACTCTCCTGTTACTTTATTTATTTCGTTGTCTGAGTCTTTAATCTTGCCGCCAATTGAAAATCCAGAAAGTGTTCCATCGAGAACTTTCTCCCATGTATCTTGTGCGCCTTTTGAGATGTATGAAGTTACGTAAACTCCGTTGTAAAATTCTTTTGATTTTTGATCGTAGTAAGTCTCTGGCTTAAATGAAACAACCTTACCTACTGCAAGTGGCTGATGCATTTCTCTGAGGTTTCCTCTAAATGCTTCGAATGCTTTTAGGCTTGCCTCTGCTGTTACTACGTCACCAGTTTGGTCTACGTTATCTAGAGTTGCAAATCCAGACACGGTTCTATTCTCCCTGTTTACTTTTGTAAAAGGAACAGATAAATGAAGGTTTTGGCCGTCAGAAGACCACTGACTTTTTTCGATGTTCATATGCTTAATTTTATACTTATCTATCTAAAAAGGCAAATCGTAGTTGATTGGATTTAGTCGACTCTGCTTCCGTCGCCTTTTGCATTTCTTCCTTCTCCGACTTTATCGGAAGAGGCTGCGGATCTTTCTGAATCCCTGGCTCTAGTTTTACCAGCGGTTGCTTTTTGATCGGCTGCCTGCTGTGGCTTTAAATCTACCATTTCGTCTCCGCCATCTACTGGAATCATACCCTTTCTAATTCTAACTTCATTAGGGGTAATTACCTGCATTCTAAGATATCTTTCATCTATCTGAGATTGTGTATCTTCATCAGTCAATGTAAGCTCTTCAAATTTAATTTTTAGAGCGTCAGTCTTTTCTTCAATTATTGCATTAATTCTTTTTTCTAGTCTCATTTGTGCTGGACGGCAAACCTGCTCTTTAAATGTTTTGTCTGCGTCTCTTGCAACTGCTAAATTTACTCCCTCTGGAGTTCCAATTTTATTAATTGGCACACGGTGAGCCAAGAGAATTTCATCTCTGTTAGACTGTCTATAAATATTAAATGATGATTCTTGAGCGCCAGCCTCAACTGGTTCCATTTTAAATTCAACTTTATTGTCTGGAGTATCCGCTGGAAGTGGGATATAAAGTGATCTATGGTTTTTGCCCTTGAGTCCAACCTGGAAAAATTCTAGCAGCTTTCTTTCTGACTCTGGAGAAAGCTTTGCACCTTTTACTGTAATAATATATCTTGGTACCGCTTTATTCTCAAAGTAATCTAGGTTATATCTTCCAGCAAATTCATTACCAGCCAGTGACATTTGTGCAGCAACAATATCTGGAATTCCATAATAGTTGTTCATTGGAGTGTACTTTTTTAGGTGAATAATTTCATTTGGTCTATCTTCAACGTCACCAATTGGATTAGGAGTTTCTATGTCTCCAAAGTTTCTAAAGAATACAGCCTTGCCATAAAGCAACTGCATGAAACCATCACGAAGTCTTCTTACTCTCATTGTCTTTGCTGGGATATGTCCGATATATCCGATATCTCCTGCTGTTGTTCTACCAATTTCAATATAGCCGTTTCCTGTAGCTTCCAAATCGGTATAAACCTTTATTAAAGTTTCAGTAAATGTATCTTCATCATTAGTGGTATCAAGCCACTCTTGAAGATCTTGCTTTAGTTTATTTAGCTTTCTTCTAGCTCTATCTAATTGCTTGGTATCTGTTATCGCATCTATAGCATCATTAGTTTTTCTTGTCTCAGTGAATGAATATCCAAGTCCCACGATGTTTGCAACCTTTGCATTTATCGCAGCATAGTTATATGTTGATACTTCATAAATCTGAGATAAATACTCTAGATTATATATTGGCTGAACAAGGTCAAACATAGCATATCCAGTTACCGCTTGCTGAAGAAGGTTCTGTTGTGTTGCCGCACCATCTTTACCAGTAAATGATTTTGCAAAATCTCTGTTTACTTTTCTTTTAAAATTAGTTCCCAAGCCTCTTATTTTTTTTAGCTCATCTATACCTACTGCAAATGGGTCTACGTGTTCTTTTTCTTTTTTAAATGAAAAAAGATCTGAGCTGTTTTTTACAGAAACTTCGTATGTATCTTCTGGGCCGTCTTCTAAAAATTGTGTCATGTTACTGATCCCCCTCGCAGAACTGAATCTTTGTATTCTCCGATATCAAGGGTGTCTGGTGTTAGACCCCACTTAAGTCTTTGATTTTGGTATTCAAACTCTTCGTCGTCAATTTTTCTTCTTCCAGACAAAAACTTAGGCTGTCCCTCATAAATTCCATAGTGTCTTACTGCATCTGCTAGCAGTGCCATCCTAGCACGGTTTCCCTTTTTAGAAGTTATTGAAAGAAAGTTACCGTCATCGTCGCCAATCCATCGTCCGTCTGGCATTTCCCATACGTATATTCCGAGAGTTGTTTCCTCGATTATTTGGCTTTTTTGATTTAAGATGTCCATATGTTAAATAGTTTACCATTATTCTTAGTAAAAGTCCATCCAAATGTATGGTGTTAGGACATTTTTTTTAAAATTATACGCTTTGATCGTCAAATGATCTAATGAAGTAGGCAGTTTCGTCCAAGCCAGTGCTGCTTTCAGATATTACGATAGCTGGATTTTCGACCACAACTGAGGTATCTGAGCAATAAAGCCTATAATTATCCAATGCCTCTGAAGATGTAAAGGCTTGCTCATAAAAAGCTATATTGGTATATGTATTTGCAGAACCATATTCTGTGTCTAATTGATTTTGATTAAACTTAATATTGCTGGCTGGGTCATCTAATACTACAAGAATGTGATGAGATATATCATTTAGCAAGAATGTCGACTTATTTGTTTCTGATGTTCTATCTATTCCATTTACGTATATCTTATCGATCCCGCTTTTTGTTAATGTGCCATCTGCTGACCATTTAATATAGGATGAGTCTGATGAAAACAAAACATTTTGTGAGCCTGTTGGAGTAAAGAACATTTCAATAGTCGTTGGCTCTATTGGCAAATCTACGGAAAATCCGTGTCCATTATTCATTGATAGTCCATTATACTTATTCTGCATTCTTACTGGATAATTATATTGACCTACTGAATAGTCATAATCTGAATATATTCTAGCTCCAGAATTGTCTGCATACAAATCTTTATTCGAATACATATCAATCTCTAGTTTATCAAAATAGGGTAGATCAAATGAAGAGTCGTCTGTACTCATTGTAACTCTTATATCAAATATCGGGCTGTTAAGATTTTCATTTTTATTGTAGTAGGGTAGTGGTGAATTATTTTGGCACACCGCCCAATCTTGATCTGGTACCTTTATTTCAATCAAAATATTGTCTACGTCTTGTCCGTATATAATTCTTGATGAGTTTATACTTTCTGGATTTGGGACGTATAGTCTTTCTTCGAAGGTAAATAATTTTGCTTCTGATGTTTCAGTTTTAGCAAACTCTATCCTGCCTTCTTCTGCATTATAATATGCGTCTTCAGATGCAAGCTGGTCCAGAGATTTTATCCCTGGGTATCTATAAGAAACATCTGGTCTAACTGAAGATAAATTTAATGAGAACAATATTCCATTTTTTGTATATACTATTTGTGAATACTTTGTTTCTTTATATCCCTGCCTGTAATGATTTAATACTTTTGAGTCATCGAGCTCATATCCATAGACTGCTGCACAGTCTACTATAAATTTTTTATTTGTATTGGATGGACCTATAGCTAAGTTTAGGCTTTCATTTGTAAACTTAAACCCTGGGGTAACAAACTTATCTGATACTATTTCTCCATTTACGTATAAAGAAATTTTGTCTTTTGAAAACACTCCTACGGCATGAATGACTTTATTTTTTGTAATTTTGTGCCATACGCTTTCTGACTCATTGCATTTAAAAATAACATTTTCATTGCTATAAAATAGGCCTATTGAATTTAAGGCATCCCCTAATATTAGGTATTCTTCTGAGTCAGATCTATCTGGACTAAACCATATTTCAAATGAAAATGCTCCGTCTGGGTTTTTATTGTTTGCAACTCCTAATGCTTTTAAGCTTATCTGTGTATCTTCATTAATTTCAGTTCCTCTTACGCCCGCGCCTATGATAGGCAAAACTTCCATGTCGGAAGTATTAATTGCATACCCTTCCATGCCATTACCAGAGTAATCAATTATTGGAAGACCGCTAACAGCCGCATACGAAACACCATTATCCTTCAAATCCTGATAAGTTGCATATAGTGTTGTTAAGTTACTGTATACTCCAGCTTCTCCAGAACGAACTTCATCTAGCAAGTAAAACGCAAGTGGGTTATCGTTTAAGACATTGTATTTATATGACATGTCTTAAACCTCTTCTAGTGCTTTAACTCTCGCTGTAAGCTCTTGTACTGCTTTAATGAGTGGTGATATAAACTGATCGTATCTCAATCCTTGCATCGAATCTTCTTCTGACATGTCAATCTTTACCCAGCCTGCAAAATCTTCTACTCCAGATTCATCTAAGGCTTCTTTTACTTGCTGAGCTATAAGTCCATAATGAATTCTTGTTCCAGGAACTGAAACTATATCTCCATCAACTACTTCTTTGCCGCCCTCAATAAATTTATATTTTACTGGATTTAAATTGTTTATAAAATCTAGTCCTAGGTCGGAAGAAAGAATGCTTGTTTTTAGTCTTTCATCAGAAGTATTTATTGTTCCAGTGTTAGAGTATATTGTTTTCCAAAATCTATTTGATGTTACTCCAGCACCTGCATCTATAGGCTGACCTATTGAAAATAAGTTGTTTGCTAATGGATACCAGTTTGAATTTACTCCGTAACCAGATGTTGTAGGAATATTTAAAGATATTGTTGTTGGAATTGGATCAATGGTTGCACTTGATCCAGGAATTCCTTGTGGACCCTGTGGTCCTGTTAATCCTGTGTTACCTCTTGGAATTGTAAATGCAAATACTGCGTTAGTTGATGTTCCAGTATTTGTAACAGATGCATTTGTTCCAGCTGCGCCAGTTGTTGTTGTTCCAATTGCTAGCGTAGTTGGTCCAGGAATTCCTTGTGGGCCTTGTGGCCCTTCTGGTCCCTGTGGCAAAACAAGGTTAAGGGTTTGAGATGGGCTAGTTCCAGTTATTGTAGCAGCTGCAGATACACCTTCTTCGACTGTTCCAATGGAAAGAATATTAGATGGTCCTGGGCCTCCAATTATTCCATCTACTCCTCTAGGTAATGTTAGGTTTAGTATTGCTGCTTCTGGGGTTCCAACATTTACTACTGATGCTGGAGTTGATGCGCTAACAGTTGTTACAGAGCCTATTGATAAGGTGCCTGAAGGCCCCTGTGGGCCTGGATGATCATCCAAGTAGGCATCTACGTCGGCAGCAAGATAGCCCAAGTCTCTAGGAACATCTGGAGTATCTGTGTATTGCGGATATCTAAACCCTTTACCTGTTGTGCTCATTTTTTTATTATACCACCAATTTACTTAATATATACGTGAGATGGACTCATATATCTAGTGCCAGAAATGATAGGTTTTACCTCATGTAAATATGGAAGCTGTGAAGGGAACATTATCATGCTACCAGCTTTTGGCTTTATAGTAATATTTTGATTTGGGAAATGAATTTCTCCACCTTCGTAATCATCATTTATATATGCAACAAGAGAAAACGCAAGCGATGTATCGCCATCTTGTCCATCAAAATGAGGGCCCATCCACTGTCCTTGATTCCATTTTTTAATAGGAACTTGATCTAGCTGTAAGTTATAATTATTTTTATCTAGACCATGACCACTCAGATATCTATCTGAGCACATTTCAAATGCCATCAAAAAGCTGTTGCTAATATACAATGTTTTTTTATCTGTAGCATCTGAGCCAGTACTTTGTTTTAAATTAGATGGAACTATATTTTTTGTTGCTCCATAAATAATAGACTCATCATTACTTGCAACCCAATTGTTCCACTTAGAAATTCTGTCATAAGACAGTTCATCAGAGTCTACTTCTTCAATGAATTGAACAAGGTACTCTGGAAAACTTAGAGCATTTTCCCAGTACCAAATATTAGGATCTAAAACTTGTAAGTCAAACATTATGAATTGTTTAAATTCTACATTGTTTTGCATTACTCTACATCCTTGGCTGGGTACTTTTCTCCCTGAGCAGTTATTCTTAATCCTTTTTCTCTAATTGCTTCCCATTCTGAGGCTTCCACCTTTTGGTATGCTCTTACTTCAGCAAGCTCTTCTGCCCACTTATCTCTTACTTCTTGTGGATAGTCAGACTCTTCTCTGTCATCCCAGAATGATCCAAGGGTGTACCTGATAGCTTTCTTTACTGTAGTAACTTCATGCATATTTTCAAAACCGCCAGCGAATGTAACAAGCGTTCCAGTTTTAGGAGCAATTGATAGACCGTGCTTAAAATTTAAAATTCCGTCTTCAAAATCGTCATTTAAATAAAGAAATGTTGCGTATCTGCTTCTAGTAAATGCTCCAGAAACTCCGTCATTAGATGTATTGTCAGAATGCATATTTGCAAACGCTCCTGGTGCCCATCTCTGGGAATGCCAGCTTATCTGAGACATTTGCTCTGGATTTTTACCAGCCATTTCTGCTGTAGCATCTATAACTCTTTGTCGAAGAACTTGAAAAAAATCTCCTGGTAATCCACAAGCAATTGTGTCTGGATCATCTAGATCTGGAGTGCCTGAAGAATATGATTCATAAAATGAAATAGGCATCCACTTTAATTGTTCTTTTTCCATTTTGATTGCTAGAACATCGATAACAGATTTACACTCTTCTGGTGTCAAAAAGTTTTCATACTCCACAATATCTGGCTTGTGCCTAGTTATAATCATATTTCTTTCCATATTAATTCACCTGACCCTTTTTAATAGCTATGTATTCTTCGTAAGGAAGTATTTCTCCGTCATTAAAATAAATCATATTTCTTTTATCTTCATACTCGATTCTTTCTTTTTCCATCTTAGCCCAAGCGTAGGCCCCATATCTTCTTTGATTAGCAAGCCACTCTTCTGTTCCGTTGTGTGGAGTCATTATAAAGTTTCTAACAAAAAATTTCTCATTAGTGTTAATTGTTTTTACTCCATGGTAATAAGGCTCAGTTGATGGGAATACAAGTATATCTCCTGCCTTTGGCTTATGGTTAATAAGCTTGCCGTCAATATAAAACTCAATATCTCCTCCGTCATAATCATCATTAATGTACATTGTACATGTTATGAAAAATTTATCACCTGGCATATCTTTTTGAGAAGTTATATGGTCTGTATGATATTGCATTGTCATTTTATTAAGCAGCGTGTCAATTTTTGCATTATATTTAGAGTATGAGCAACCACTAAAATGCCATCCCTCTGGTAGCTCAATTCCGTGTCTCTCCACATAATCTAAAACTACTTTGGTGTATGCCGCTTCTACTTCTTCAACAAACTTCTTTTCTTTAATATACATCTCTTCAGACAAGATATCTTGAGAAACTTCTCCCATATCTTTTTTCTGTGTATAGGTACCAAAATGTGCCCACTGGTCCCATGTTCTTAAAAAATATTTTCCATCTGACGTTTTTTCAGACTGGTTCATAATTTCATACAGTTCATTTGGGTTATCTAAAACATTTCTGTATACATCAATTTTTGGATAAAGTTCTATGTGATTTAATTCGCTCATGGCTGTTTTTCTCCTGTATGTTTTTTTATCGTCCAAAAAAATGGCGATGTAAATCTATTTCCCGACTTTACTGGACGTACTCCGTGGGTGTAGTTCATGTCACCTGGGAAAAAATATGCTGCTCCAGCAACTGGCTGAAACTCAATTCCGTGTTGCGGAAAATATAATTCTCCGCCTTCGTAGTCGTCATTAAAATAAAATAGTCCTGCTAAATCGTACCAAGGGAAGTCATTTGCTCTACCTTTTTCAGGACCAGAATGAAATTCTTTGTCTGCATGAGGTTCTTGTCTTGTTCCAACTGGCCATCTGACAATTGCTGGGCCAGTTTCTTTTGCATCAACATTAAAGAATGCATCAACTTCAACTTTTAATCTTTCAATCATGCTATAAATTAGCTCCAATATGCTTGGATCTGAAGCCATTAAAGAGTTGTATGTGCAGACTCTGTTTTCCCAAACTGTATGATCATAGAGAACCAGACCATCTTCGTCTCTATGAGTTTCTGTTACATCCCATATTTTATTATTTAATGCGAAGTCCATAAGTCTCTTGCGCTCATCTATGCTAAGGAAGTCTCTAATTTCTACAATATTACTAGAAGAATTTCCAAAAAATCCAGATGGGGTAATAGACTTAGGCTGATTGCCATTCCAATTATTTTCTAGTTTCATTTAGTTTCTCCTTTATTCATTATATCATTATTTACTTTTAGCCTTATTGCTTTTACTTGATGAGAACCTATTTTCCTCTTTAAATGGTCTACTGCGTCTCTATAAAAATTAGACCAGTTAGCAGTCCTATTTAAATCATATATTACCTTAGAGTATTCATTAGAGTCAAATGCGGGCTCTGGAAGATCAGATAGTGGCTTCATTGTTATTTCTGAATTATTTATTGCCAATAAGTCTATTGGTATGACTGCAATAATTGGAGTGCCAGCCTTTATTGTGATAACCTCATTTGCTTTTGTTATCATCCAAGCTACTGGCAGCTCTCCTCCAAAAAATGAGGTACTAATTAATGTTGTAAACGGCACAGCCCCATCAATAAAAAGGTTTGGAACGGGCATTGAAAGAAGAGTCAGATTTTCATCTGTTTTAAACATTATCCCAGTATTAAAACTTATTGTTCCGTTTGCTCTTCCAGGGTATGCATATTTTTCTCCAGATAAAATTTTAACATGTTCTGGCGTACTATCTGAAATTCCATCCCAAATAAAAGATATGTCTTCTGGAAATGATATTCCCCAGCCTAACTGATTCGTTAAACTAACTGGAAAACATTTGTATGCGTGGGCATCAAACGTATTATCCATCCAGTCTCTTTTAGCTGTTAAGCTGCTAAGGGTACCAAGACCTTGTCTTATAACATATGCCTCTATATTATGCATTTTGATTTTTGCCAGATTGTAGGTCTTGCTCAACCCACTTAGATCTCATTTCTATAAACTCTTGTCTATGTGCGTGATCGTTATAGTCTAACATTGTTACAATTGAAAATTTCATACCAGATTTAACTGGCATTGCTCTATGAGAAAACAAATAGGTAGAAGGAAAGATATAAAGATCTCCAGCTTTTGGCTTAATGTCTAAATTAATTTTAGGGAAATATAAATTGCCGCCTTCATAATCGTCGTTAATGTAGCCAACTAAAGATACTGTAGCGCTATAAGAAAATCCATGGTCTGCATGCTCTTGAAAATGCTGGCCTTCTCCGTATCTAATGCAATTCATTACTTCCCAATAATTCATCTTAACGTTATGCATATTGCAGTAATCTACTACTGGCCCAGATTGAGTTTCCTTTAAATCTGACCAAAGACTAGATACAAGGGTTTCTGTTTTAGACCTAGGATTTTTAATTTCGCCAATTTTAATATCTTCACAATCTCTATAAGACGGAATTTTTTCGCTATATCCTACATAACCAAAGGTCCACTCGTACCTGGAATCTTTATCCTCTATAGCAGATTTTCCAATTTCATTTAATCTATTAATAACGTCAATTTCTTTTTTTATAGCATCTCTATAGACCCAAACGCCTGGGAAAAGCTGCTCTTTAGAAGAAAATGAATATTCATTGTTTAAATTTGTCATGTATACATTGTAGCATTTATGTCTATACAGCACAATAGCAAGGGTTGCCCCTTGCTATTGTGCGTATTACTATTAGTAGATTCTAATGAATCCTCCACCAAATGTCGGTGGTGCGAAGAAGACTGGTGGTGCGAAGAAGCTTGGTGGCGCAAAGAAGCTTGGTGGGAAAAACGGTGGTGCAAAGAAGCTTGGTGGCGCAAAGAAGCTTGGTGGTGCGAAGAAGCTTGGTGGGAAGAACGGTGGGAAGAACGGTGGTGCGAAGAAGCTTGGTGGGAAGAACGGTGGGAAGAACGGTGGTGCGAAGAAAGTAGGAGCCAAAGTAGTAACAGTATTAGTGTTATTTGAAGGACCTGATCTTCCATTAGCATTATCTGCATAAACATTGTAATACTGAGATGTTCCAGCAGTGTCTGCAACTGATACAGATAGAGCAGTTGTATTTGCAGTTGTTGCATCATTTCCAACAACGTAGTAATTAGTTATTGCTGTACCACCATTTGAATCTGGTGCTTGCCACGAAACAGTATTTGCATTAACTCCAGCTACCGCTGAAGCATTTTTTGGAGCCCCTGGCTTTGTTGTTGCTGTTGCTGATGCTGTATTAGAATCTGCTGATGTTCCATAGAGATCAACTGATTTTACTGTGTAAGAGTAAGATGTTCCACCTACTAATCCAGTATTAGAGAATGTAGTAGTAGGAGCATTTACTGTTCCTACTTCTACTCCACTTCTAAATATCTTGTACTGTGTTGGAGCGTTTCCTGATGCAGGTGCTGTCCATGAAAGGTTGATCATACCATCGTTAAAATTCCGTTGGTTATTAACACCGTTTAAATGGTCTGCTGCGGTTAGCCCAGTTGGTGCATTTGGGCCAATGAAGTTGTCTTGAGCTGATGCTCTTCTACCTATATTTTTTGACATTTTATTCTCCTATTTCCCAATTACGCTTTCAAGTCTCCAGCAAGTAACCATGTATCTGTTGCTACCTTGGTTATTGTTGCTGATGAATGTAATGCTCTTAGCTTTAGTCCTGGAGTTCTCAATATTGTAACTCCAGATGCTTCTGCAAATACTGCGTCTGCTCCAGCTGACTGGTAGAAGCTTATTGAAGTTCCTACTGGATAAGCTGTAGTTGCATTTGTAGGAACTGTAATTGTGTGTGCTCCAGAAACTGGAATTAACTGATCTCTTAGCGCTAATCCACCTGTTGATAGATTGTATGCTCCAGTAATTGTTGTTCCAATTACAGTCCGTGAAGGAACGCCTTCCTTTGTCTGAGTTCCATCTGTAAATGCTACTCCTGCTGCTGCAACTGTTACTGTTCCAGTAAATGTTGGAGAAGCTATTGGAGCCTTAGATGAAAGACTAGTTGTAACTGTTGTTGCAAAGTTTGCATCATCACCAAGTGCTGCTGCAAGCTCATCAAGAGTATTTAGTGCTGCTGGGGCAGATGCAATTACTGCATTTACCTGAGCTGTTGCATCTGCAATTGCTTCTGATTTGGCTGTAGCAATTGCTGTTGCCTGTGCTGTGGATACTGGCTTTGAAGCATCTGATGTATTATCAACATTTGCAAGGCCTACTGAAGACTTTGTAAGTGCTGCTACTGCTGCTGCTACCTTAGAGTCTGCTGCTGTTCCTGCTGCTGTGATTGCATCTGCTTCTGCGGCATCTGCATATTCTTTTGTAGCAAGAAGTGCGGTGTCTGCAATTCCGTGAATATTTGTTGTGTCTGCTTCATGGCTTGAAAGTGCTGTTGCTGCTGCTGTAATTTGTGTTTGAACTGAAGATGTAACTCCGTTTAGGTATCCAATTTCAGTTGAATCAACTAAACCAATAGTTGTTGTTGCTGGAAGAACAACTGCTCCAGTTAAAGTTGGTGAATCAATTGGTGCTTTTGCATCTAATGCTTGAGTTAATCCAGCGACCTTTGACTGATCTATTTCTGCTGTAGCTGAGATTTTTGCATTTGTAATAGTTACATCAGCAATTTTTTCATTTGTTACTGCAACGTTTGCAATTTTTGCAGAAGTTACTGCTGAATCTGCTATCTTTTCAGTTAATATACCTGAGCTTACAATCTTTTCAGAAGTTACTGAATTTGTTGCAATTTTTGATTCAGTAATTGCTGAATCTTCTATTTTATTTGTTGTTACTGAATTGTCTGCTAATTTAATTTCTGTAATTGCGCTATCTGCAATTTTTGCAGAAGTTACTGCAAGGTTTACAATTTTTGCTGTATCTACTGAAGTATCTGCAATTTTTACACCAGTAACTGCATTATCCTTAAGCTCAAGTGTTCCAACAGAATCGCTAGGAACTGCCTCTAGCTTATCGTTAAGCTGTGTCTGTATTGCAGAATGTACTCCTGCTAAATGCTGGATTTCTGGGTTAGTCACTGCTCCAATTTTTGCTGAATCTGAATACAAGTGACCAATTTCTAGATCTTCTTTTGTATAGCTAGCGAAATCTATTGTAGTGCCAGGCTCTGTTGTTACTCCCGCAAAAAGCTTCCAGATTCCATTATCTGAAGCATCACGGACAAGTCCTGCATGTTGGTATGTTCCATCATTAAATGCTGCAACGATACCTAGGTCAAGAACGTTTGACTGGTTTCCATCACCCATGTAAATCATTGGATCAGCATATGAAACATTTGTTGAGTCTACTGTTGTAGTAGTTCCAGTAACAGTTAAGTTACCGCTAATATTTACATCGTTTGCTGTAAGCAAAACATTTGAAGTAATGTTTGCTGCTTCCATGTCTGCAGCGCCAATTGATCCATCTGTTGCTATATTCATTGTTAATGAATTTAAAGGAAGCTGTGATTGTGGAACTTTAGTGTTGGCATCAAGTGAGGCAACTCCATTTACGGCTCCTCTATCTGCAAGAGGGATGTAGTCTCCTAGTGAGTTATTTACTCCACTAACTGCTGTATCTGTATAATCTTCTGCTGCAGCAAGTGCTGCGTTGGCCTTAGTTGTTGCATCTGTTGCGGCTGCAGAAATTGCTGCTGTTTGTGCATTTGATGCTTCTGATGTAGCAAAAGCTTTTGTTGAAATAACATCTGTATCTACAGTTATTGTTATTGTATTTGCGCCATCGTTATATGTCTTTGTAAGACCTGCACCCATTGAAAGAGCTTGATCTATGGCATCTTGTGATATTTCGCCAATTGCTGCTGTGTCAGCAGCGGCGTATGAAAGGGCTGTCCATGTAGAAGAGCCATTTCCAAATTTAAATTTATTAGTGTTTGTTTCAACACCCATTTCACCTGCAGCTAATACTGGATTTGCTGTGGTCCATTCTGAAGCTAAACCTCTACGTACTTGAATTCTTACTGTTGACATTATGCCACCCCTTTAATTTGATATATTGAAATTATAGCATTAAAACGATTATATTTGAGTGTCATGCTACTAACGCTCCTGAATCAAAAGTCATTCCAAATTCAGTTGTTGAAGGATCTCCACCAGATACGAACTTGTTTGTTCCTGTTGGAGTAACTCCATTAGCCTGAATGATATATGTTGGCTGACCATTGTAATCAATAGCCAATCCTACATCCATAAATGAAAGCATTTCTGCTTCATTTGGAATTTCTGAGTATAAAGCAATAGGCTGCCAAGTTCCGTCTACCTGAACCTTGAGCCTATTTGTTTGTGTATCAAACGATATTGGGGCTGTCCCTAAAACTATATCTGTATCAAATGTCGCAGTACCTGCTACATTTAACCCATTCTTTACTCTAAAATTTTTATTTACTGTTGCCATTTAAGTTCACATATCCCCTAATTGTTTTGGTGGGGTTTTGAAAGGACCCCTTACCTTTTATTTAATTATGCGTTAAATACTGTACCAGATACAGTAATTGTTGAATCGTTTACTGGATTTACTCTGATTCGGCAATGAGTTCCATCTACATCTGCTGTAATTGTTCCTCTTGAACCATTTGTTCCAACGATTGCATATTCTGTAACTGCTACGTTATCAGATGAATCTAGTGTTACTAGAATTTCTGAGATTTCATTATGTGTGCCATTGTCAATTTTAACCAAGAACTTACCTGATTTAAAGTTTGACTTATTGAATTGATATGCAGTTACTACAACTGAGCCAAGGGAAGTTGTTCTTGCTGCCACCTGCTTTGCAACATCATTAATATTAAGATCTGTAAATGGTGTTGTACCATCTAGAACATCATCTACTAATCCAGATGCAACTCCTGCTGCATCGTAGTTGATTGCAAGGCCATCTGCGTAGCTCTGTGCTGCAGTCTGTGCTGCTGCTGCTGCACCATACATATCGTATGCTGCTGCTGTTGCTGCAACTGCTGCTGTATTGAAGTCTGAGATATCTGCTGAATCAAGACCAGTTACAGAGATTGTTGACCCTGTAATGTCAATATTTGCTCCTGCAGTTAATGTATCTTGCTTTCCTGCTGCAATACCCTGAAGATCAGAGATAATATCTGGATTATCCTGAAGTGCTTCAGCCAACTCATTAAGAGTGTCAAGAACTGCTGGTGCACCATTAACAAGTGCTGCTACTGCATCATCTGCATGCTGTTCTGCTGCTGCTTGAGCTGCGTTAGCTTTTGTAGTTGCATCAGTTGCTGCTGCAGAGATTGCTGCAGACTGTGCTGCGTTAGCTTTTGTAGTTGCATCAGTTGCTGCTGCAGAGATTGCTGCAGACTGTGCTGCGTTAGCCTTAGATGTAGCATCTGCTGCTGCGGTTGCTTCTGCTGCTGCTTGGGCTGCGTTAGCCTTTGAAGTTGCATCTGCTGCTGCAGTTGAAACTGAAGCTGCGTCTCCTGATACTCTAAGTGCTGCTTCTGCGGCTACCTTAGTTGTTGCATCAGTTGCTGCTGCTGTAATTGCAGCTGACTGTGCATTTGAAGCTTTTGTGCTTGCATCAGTTGCTGCTGCAGAGATTGCTGCTGCTTCAGCTGCTGAAGCGGAACCGTATGAGTCAAATGTATTAGCATTTACTGTAAGGTTGCCTGAACCATCAACACTAAATACGCCTGCATCTACTGACTTTACAAGTGTAGCTCCACCAACGAGGTTGAGAATATAGGCATCTCCGCCTGTTTCTGTAAGTATATTTTGACCACCAATTGTAGCTGTTGTACCTTCTACAATGAGGCCTGATTTAATTCTAAAGTTTTTTACTACTGTTGCCATTTATATGACTCCTCTTACTGCTTTTTTTGTTATACCTTTAGTGCTGTTCTTGTAAATCTGACTGAAATTTCACCAGAAACAGGGGTGACTCTTAGACTAATTATACCTGAATTTTCTTCAAAGGTGTAAGTAAATAAGTTGTTGTTTGTGTTCGATATGATGTTTGATTCTGATACTAGCATATCTGATCCATCTTGTGTTGCCATAATCTCAGAGGCATAAACATCTGAACCTCTTGTGACTTGCAAACTGTACTTAACGGTTTTCCATGTATTTTTTGCAAATGAGTCTACGTTTGTTGCATTTTCAATTCCGTAAACAGAAAGATCGTTATTACCTTCTAGCCCAAGTAGCTCAATTACATTGTCTGTGCTATTGTCTAAATCTCCTAGGATAGAAACTATGTCATTAACTTTATATGTTAAAGAATCTGGATCTTGAGACCCATCTATTCCGACTTTTACTTGAAGAGCTTCGATTGCATCATTTGCATTTGCATGTTGCTCAGAATGGGACGGTGCTGATAATTGATCAGTGCCATTTGGATTAATTAATTCGTCTAGATTATTTGGAAAATTGGTGGCCACGGGCTACCCCCTTGTGTAAGTCTTGTTACTTAGTCAATTATATCCTAGGAATATTTATAATTCGGAAAATTTACCATTTATTAATAGGGCATGTAGCCGCTGCAAGTTTTGTTTTTAACTTCATGATGCAACCACATTTTTTACATTGTGTAGTCAAGTCTATGAATTCTGGGCAAACTTTACATATAGAATATCTTTCTTTTTGCTCTGAATCTGCAACAAATTCTGTTGAGGGATTTATTAGATCCCAGGGTCTTGTTTCTCCCAGGTTTTCTTTATACTTTTCCCATGCATTTTTTTCTGTCATGCATCTATTTTATCATTTTTATACATATATCACAATAGCAACCTTTGACATATACTGCCATTAGTAGATTCTAATGAATCCGCCACCAAATGTCGGAGGTGCGAAGAAGACTGGCGGTGCGAAGAATACTGGTGGTGCGAAGAAGACTGGCGGTGCGAAGAATACTGGTGGTGCGAAGAATACTGGTGGTGCGAAGAATACTGGCGGTGCGAAGAAGACTGGCGGTGCGAAGAAGACTGGTGGTGCGAAGGTGCTTCCGCATGGGTTTGGATTAGTGGTAACTCCAAAGTGTCTATTATTAATTCCTGGCTCAGATGCATCGCAGGCTTGGTTTAAAGGTGTAACAGCATCTTGTGCAGAAGCAAATGACCCACTTACTAGATCTCCATTTGAACAGCATGCGTAATATGTTGTTAGAGTAACTGGTGGTGTACATGATTGAGTTTGTGTTTCAATATAAGGGTTACAAGAACCTGCAAAATAATTTGTTCTTGTTCTAGTTTGTGTTCCTTCAGAAGAGCATGTACTCCATGCGCTCCATGCGCTTGGAGCTGAGCAAGTAATCAAATCACCACAGCATTGTTGCCCAACGCTTATTTGATAATCATTAGAATTTCCAAGTAAAGTTCTACCTAGCTCTGCACAAGTATAGGATGCTGCATTTGTTATTGTTCCAGGACATGCTGGCTTTGCTGGTGGATCTGGATCTGGATCTGGCGCTGCTTGATAAGTAAACTTATAAACAGTGATTGTAGGTTTTGGAGATGTATTAACAACAGTTCCAGCGGTTGGAGACTGTGAAGAAACCATTCCTTCTTTTGTATAATCAGTAGTACCGACTGCTGTTCCTACTGAAATATCATAATTTGATGTGCTAGCAGGATTATATGTTCCAACTAAGTTTGGAATTGTATATGTTGTAGGTGGTGCTGGAACGCACACTGGAGTTCTTGAAACTCCTCCTTGCACTTGGTTATTAATTCCTGGCTCTGATGCAGCACATGCCGCATTTAATCCAGCAAGGGCATCCTGGCTGTTGGCATAAGTTCCAGAAACTCCATCTCCATTATTACAACAAGCCCAATAAGTAACTGGTGAAGATGGTTCTTCTGCAGCAATAGTGGTTGATTGAACAGAGTTACTACTAAATGCCTTTGAGCTAGTTTCTAAAGATGTTGTAAGTATCTGAACTGAAGATGTTATTGATTTATTGTCATATGCAGTGGTATCTCCCAAGCTTAAACTTGATCCAGAACCAAACCCGATAGCTACTCCATCTGCATACCACTCATACAAGTACATAGATATAGAAGATGAATTGCTCCAAGTTCCTGTTGTAGTTGTAAATTGTCTTCCAGTTCCAGAAACAACTGGGGCAACCTGATTTACTGGCATAGGAACTGATGGGTAAGTAATAGAAAGTGGGGGGAAAGAGCTCCATGAGGTATTTGTAAATCTAGGAGCTGTTCCATTTACTGTAATTGTAAATGATCCGTATGTAGTTCCGCCTTCCCCTATTCTATCGATTACATAAGATGTTGCTGATGGGCTAGAGCCTGATAAATAAGAACTTGTATATAGCTCTCCGTTATTATAAATAATCCATTCTGTAGGTTGAATTAAATTTAATGACCAAGAAAAAGTTCCGCCAGTTGATGAAGAGGTTAAGGATGCTGTTACTGAAGGCTTATTAGGTTTTATATCTTGAACCGATGCATTTTTTCCAAGACCGCTTAAACTAATTCCGCTTACATTAGATGAATTTAGTGGGTTAACAAGAATTCCGATACTTCCTCCTGCGCTTCCAGTATCAAACGTGTAAGTATCAACATCTCCAAGCAAGGCGACTTCTGTAAATGGCACCTCTGCTCCTTGATACTGTAAATAAAAATTATTAGCTCCCTTTGGCTTTGTCCAATCTAGTTTTATTACACCATTTTCTACAACTGTTGCACTTAGTACAGAAAGCCTTTCTGGAGCAATTACTGGGCTTGGCAAAGTGTATACATCTTCTTCATTGTCTCCAGCATCATTTGTAGCAGTAACTTTGCATCTTACAACATACCCAACATACTTTAATGACTTTATAGAATTCCACTCGTCTTCGTCTAGAAACAAAGTACTTGATGTTTTGTCTACTATATTTGACCAATTGTATGCAGATGGAGTATAGGCAGATTTTTGCCACTGATATTTAAAAGAAGTTGGAGAATTTTCCCATATTCCATTTGAAACAGAAACAGTTTCTTGTGCTGCATATAAAAATGAATCCCCCTGTAAAGAAAGAATTGGTAGTTCTGTATTTTTTGGTTTTAAATCAAGTAGGGACTTCCATTCAGATCCGTCCCAAATATATGCCGCTTTAGATTCATTCCATGTTAATCCATCATGAATCTGTATTTTTTTTAAAGGATTCCAGCTGGAACCGTCAAAAATATTTAGCGGCATTTGGTCTCCTTAGTATTGAATGTAAATATCTCCAGCAGAGTTTCCGCTTGAAGGTGGTGTTAAACCTGTTCCATAAGTAATTTTGTTTATGTTTGATCCTGAAATACCATTTGTATATCCAGTAATAACTGTTCCGCCAAGTTCTATTGGGGAACCATTTATAGTAATTGATTTATTTTCAAGCATTGTATTTGATATTATTGGTACAGCAGATGTTAGTATTTTACCGCTTGAGTCTAATCCAGCATATCCGCTATTTTGGTTTCTTTCAGATTCTGGCTGATACCCACCAAGTGAGTTTTCTATTCCTTCTATTGCCAAGTCAGTGTAATCATTAGCAGAGGTTAAAGTAGAAGCCAAACCTGAAGTTAGGTTGATGGCTGTTGCATATCCAGATATTAATGCCCCTGCTGGTATTGTTACTGTACCAGTAAATGTAGGAGAAGCAATTGGTGCAAACCCTGCAATACTTGCCCCTGCTGGTATTGTTACTGTACCAGTAAATGTAGGAGAAGCAATTGGTGCCTTTAATCCAATTAAAGATGTTAAAGAAGAAGCTGCAGTTTGATCTTGTGCAATATAATCTGAAATCTCTTTAAGAGTATCAAATGCAGTTGGTGCAGAAGCAATAACTCCTTCAATAGCAGAGACTAAATCTGAAGATCTTGCTATTGTTTGTGGTATAACAGATTCTAATACCTTGCTATTTGAGTCCAAACCAGCAATTCCACCAGAAGAATTTCTATCTGAAACTGGAATGTAATTTGTTAATTCTGAAATTGGGGCATAATTTGTTAAGCTAGTATTAACTTCTGTTCTTAAATCATCGACTGCTGTTAATGCAGATACAAGCACAGCTGTTCTAGCATTGTTTGTGGCTGAAATTGCTCTAGCATTAGTAAAATATAAATTGCTTCCTTCTGGAACGTCTGAAGTA